ATTCAAGCCCTTCACATTCCCTTGGGCATATGATGCTTGGCTTGAACATGAGCAGAGCCATTGGTTGCACAGCGAAGTTCCAATGACAGAAGATGTTAAAGACTATAAGACTAAGTTGTCAGAAAAAGAGCAAGAGTTTCTGACAAAAGTATTGCGTTTCTTTGTGCAAGGAGACTTAGACATTGGCTCTGGTTATCATAAACATTACATACCAGTCTTTCATAACCATGAAATCAAGATGATGTTGTCAGGCTTTGCTGCACGTGAAGCATTGCACGCTGCTGCTTATGCTCACCTCATTGAAACACTTGGATTACCTGAGACAATCTACAATGAGTTTCTTCAATATGCTGAGATGAAAGAGAAGCATGATTATGTAGCCAACATAGATGATTTACCAATGGCTGAGAAGATTGCTGTCATCTCTTCATTCGGTGAAGGTATGCAATTGTTCTCTAGCTTTGTTATGTTGTTAAACTTTATGCGTAATGGAAAGCTTAAAGGGTTAGGTCAAATCATCGCTTGGTCGATAACAGACGAGACAATGCACGCTGAAGGAATGATTAAGGTTTATCGTGAGCACGTTAAGCGTCACCCTCATGAATCATCAGCATCACGCATTAAAGAGATTGCTGTTGAGATGGTAGCCTTAGAAGATAACTTCATTGACCTTGCCTTTGGTATGGTAGATGCTGAGAAGCTAACTAAAGAAGAGGTTAAAGAATACATTCGTTACATCACTGATCGTCGCCTAATCTCTATGGGCATGAAAGGTATTTATAAGATTAAGAAGAATCCTCTTCCTTGGGTTGATGGAATGCTCGGTGTCTCTCACACTAGCTTCTTTGAACAGAAGGTTACAGACTATGCCAAAGGTGCAACTACTGGTACATGGGACGATGTATGGGGCAAAGCGTCATAAATATTTGTTATACTTATTTCTTCATCAACTAAATAGGAACTCCTATGGTAACTAAGCGAAAGCAAACTCCAGCAATCTTCGTAGAGAAGACACAGCCTGATGACGTTGTCAAGAAACAAACTAATAGCTTAAAGATTAGGCTTGATGATATGGGTACGATACAACCCAAAACAGCAAAGCAACGTGAGTTCTTTGACGCTTATAAAGCTGGTGACTATTTCATGGCATTGCATGGTGTAGCTGGTACAGGCAAGACCTACATTGCCTTCTACAAGGCTCTAGAAGAGGTGCTAGACAAGGGCAACCCCTACACTAAGCTTGTCATCATTCGTAGCTCTGTACAGGGCCGTGACATGGGACACTTGCCCGGTAGTGCTGATGAAAAGATGTCAATGTTTATTGAGCCATATAAGCAGATAGCCACTGACCTATTCAACCGTAAGGATGCTTGGGATAGATTGGTTGAGCAGGGATATGTTGAGTTCATTAGTACATCGTTTGTACGTGGAACAACATTCAACAATGCCATCATCATGTTAGATGAAGCTCAGAACTGTAACCTTCATGAGCTAGACACAGTCATCACACGTGTTGGTCATACCAGTAAGTTCTTTATCTGTGGTGATTTCCGTCAAGCTGACTTGCGTAAGAAAGATGACAAGAGTGGATTGCTTCCATTCTTTGACATCATTGGAACAATGAAAGACTTCACTCACATTGAATTTGGTATTGACGACATTGTGCGTAGTAGCTTGGTAAAGAACTACATCATTGCTAAACTGAAATGGGAAGATAGCTTCAATGATTGAAGTAGCTATCACAGCCACCATGCTCATTACAGCACGCGACAAAGCTGCTGCAATGGGTAGGTTGTACAACTCAATCATCAATGGTGCTGGCAACATTGCTGGCTTCATTGGTGAAGACATTGCTCAGCAGGTATTAGGTGGTGTTCTCACCAACACTTACGACTACGACCTAGTGCTTGCTGATGGAACCAAGATTGATGTTAAATCAAAACAAACATCAGTGAAGCCATTAGATACATACGACTGTAGTGTTGCTGGTTTAAATACTAAGCAAGCCTGTGACTACTACGCATTCGTTCGTATCAAGAATGACTTCACTGTTGGTTGGTATTTAGGTGTGTATGATAAGAAGAAGTATTTTGAAGACAGTGTATTTATGAAGAAGGGTGATATTGACCCTGCTAATAAATATGTTGTAAAATCAGATTGCTTCAATTTGAAGATTAACAAACTTAGAGAGATGATATGAACTATCCAGTACGCAAGAGTCAAACTCAAATTGCTTTTGAAAAAGGCTATTACGCTTTCCAACGTGGTTGGCTTAATAACCAACACTCTCCTGAATCAACGTATGGTAAGGAGTGGCAACGAGGTTTCAACTGTGGCTACTTTGATTGTCTATACAATCTCACTAACAAGAAGTAACAAATGGGTCATTCGTATAGTGGATAATACTGGAATCTTCTAAGTTCTCAACGGCAGTTCAACTCTGTCATGACCCACCAAAGACTAAGGGCTACACTATTACTGGTGTAGCCCTTTTTAGTTACTTAGCGAATGCTTGTTCTGTTTGTTTAACAAGACCACCGCTTGCAAACTGTAGTCGTTCTAGCTGTGCTTCATATTGGAAGATGGCTCCATAGTCTTTAGCTTGCTCCAGTGTTACACCCTTGTGGTCTTTAGCGTAGTCTTTATTAATGATGCGCCGTTTATCACCAGACATTTTATCAAACTTCATCTTATAAATCTTATCAATGTCTTTAGCTTCAAACTCAGCTTCAGTAATTTCTCTAGCTACACCAGCTACATCTCTCACTGTGTTTGCTAATGACACTCGCTTCTCATCAGCGCTAAGCTTTTGATACTCTGAGTTTTTCATTGCTCTGTCTACAGCATCAATGATTAATGGATTAGCTTTCTCAATAAACAATCTGTCATATTCTTTGTCACCACTAGACCCACCAAATAGTTTGTAAGGTTCTATACCAAGCTTATTAACTTCTTGCTCAACTGGTGACTTCATAGCAGCTTGTCTAAAGCCTACGATGTTGGTGAAGAACTCACCTTCTCTGTAGGTTGGCCCTTCTTTAAGACGAACAACAGCAGGTGGTAAGCTCTCTTTAATAACTGGTAGCTTTCCTTTAACTTGATTAACAAAAGCTTCTGTGAATTTGTCATCAGATTTAATTACGTTAGGGTCACGTGCAACTGTACCTTCTTCACGGAATAAGTCTAAGAAATCATAAGCAGTCTTAACAACAAACGGCTGTGTAAACCTTGTTGTAAATCCACCAAGTATCTTACCGAACATAACATCAAGCTTCTCAGCATCTTTCTCAGAGGACATTGCTGACATCATCTGGTCAAGTATCATGTTCTGTGTACCTGCTGGAACCTTCATACCAGCCAATGCCTCTACAACGGGCGCTAAGGGTGCTTCCACGCCTAGCTTTCGCTTAGCCATGTAGTCTGCCACGGCAAGCAACGGGCCTGTCATAGATATGTTTCTAACGTCTACAGTTGTACCGTCATCAGTCTTGTAGTTAAACCACTCAGTGTCTTGGTTATCAACACGATAGTTGTAAGCATAGGCAAGCATACCTGTACCAACAATACCTTTGCTCAAGTTCTCTCTACCAACACGCATGAGTTGGTCGCCACCTTCTTTACCAGCAGCATTAAGAGCAGCGCCTGTAATCATATCTTCAGCACCTGATGCCAAACCAAATACGCTGTAACGATATTGGAAAGCAAAAGCATTAGACATGAATCGTGCATATGGTGCAACCAAGCTCAGTGTTGGTAGTTCCATTGCTTTAACAAATATATTACCAGCAGTTTCAGCACCCTTCTCCACTGTAGCAAAGCCAACAGCTTTAGGTGCATATGAGAATGTAGCCTTCAGTGTTTCGTCAGAAGCAAGCTTCAATATGTCTGATGGAATAAGCTTACCATCACCAATGGTTTCATACATATCTAGACCAGCCCTACGCATATGTTTCTCAACACTTGCTGTAAAGATTGCTTTTCTAAAGAAGGCATCCTGTGCCACATTGAATGTATTAAATACTTTAGCGAAACGTGAAACGTCTTTAGTACCTTCTTCTTGTGTAGAAGATAACAAAGTATTTCTAATCGTTGGATTACCTTTTAATACTTGGTCTACAACTTCACCAGC